ATGGACCCAGATTTTGAATATGTTGCCTGGATCGATGGCGATATAATTTTCCAACGCAAAGACATTCTACTTGAAACTGCTCAGCAGCTGCAGCATTATGATGTAGTGCAGATGTTTTCCCATGTTATTGACATGGGACCTTCTATGGAATATATTCAGCAGAATAATGGCTTTGTTTATATGTACCATCAGAACCTTTGCTACCCTCCTGAGACAAATGGTCATGGTGGATATTATGCAGCAGCCAAGCATTCTGGAAAGCCTTTCTGGCATCCTGGTTATGCATGGGCCGCTAGACGTCGTTTCTTCGATAAGATTCAGCTAATGGATCAGGCTATTTTGGGCGCTGGTGATCATCACATGGCACTAGGTCTTATTGGTCAGGCCGCCAGATCTCTTCCAGGTCATTGCTCCCCGGGCTATAAAAATATGGTGCTGGGATGGCAAAACCAAGCACAGCATGCATTTAAACGTAATATTGGATTTGTTCCTGGTCTTATCACTCATAATTGGCATGGTAAGAAGAGCGATCGTAAGTATGTTGAACGTTGGCAGATTATTACCAAGAACAAGTTTGATCCTGTGACAGACTTGACTAGAGACTCATATGGTCTATGGCGCTTGAATATGGCACACGGTGAACGTTCTATTCGTTTGCGTGATGATATCCGTATTTACTTCCGTCAGCGTAACGAAGACTCTATTGATTGGGATGGCCGCATTGTCTAACTTTTCTCTTCTTAAATGGTATGAAGGCCTGAATACTGAAGAATCAATTCAGTATTTGGTCGATAATTTACCCAAAGATAAAATTGCAAAAACACTTGCATGGAATGCCGCAAGTTTAGCACGAGAACGCGTTAAAGCTTTGGAAGCTAGCTACTAATACTTGCCTTGTTGACTGATCCAGCTATAATACAGTATTGATCAACAGCAGGGCAAGTTAATGCATTTTTACACACATGTTGCACAAGAGCGCGGTCAGATCCTTCTAAGAGGTGTTAAGGATGGCCGTCGCTATAAGGAGAGAGTGCGCTATAAGCCATATCTCTTCATTCCTTCTCCTGAACCAGCTGGATACAAGACAATTGACGGTAAGCACGTCAAGAAGATGGACTTTGACAGCATTTGGGATGCACGTAAGTTTTACTATCAGTACCAGGACGTAGAAGGTTTCAGTATCTATGGAACCAACCGTTTTGAGTATCTATTCATCTACGACAAGTTCAAGAACATAGAGTTTGATACTTCCAAGTTGGTTGTTTGTACAGCCGATATCGAAGTCAGCATGGAAGACGGACCTCCGGACTTTGATACTGCTGATAAGCCTATTACTGCTATCACGCTAATGTATGACGATATTACATTTGCGTTGGGGCTTGGTGATTATACTCCTTCTGACTCTTCTGTCAAGTATATCAAGTGCAGAGACGAAGAAGATATGCTTGTTAAGTTCCTTCGCGTATGGACATCTGATGCTTATTTTCCGGATGTTATTACTGGCTGGAACACCAATACATTTGATATTCCCTACATTGTTAATCGCCTGGTTCAAGTGCTTGGTGAAGAGGAAGCAAAGCGTCTTTCTCCATGGAAGGTATTGAAACCTCGTACATATGAATATATGGGACGTGAAGTTCATGCATTTGATATTGTAGGTGTGAGTGCACTTGACTATCTAGAGCTCTATAAGAAGTTCATTCTTAAACCTCGTGAGAGATATTCTCTGGACTATATCTCATATGTAGAGCTTGATGAACGTAAGACAGACTACTCTGAATATGGCACGCTGAATGAACTGTATAAGCAGAATCATCAGCTGTTCATGGAATATAACGTGAGAGATTGTCTGCTAGTTAAACGTCTAGATGAGAAGCTTAAGCTACTTTCACTTGTATATGAATTTGCGTACGATTCAGGTATCAACTATATCGATGCTATGACTTCTGTGCGTTCTTGGGACGTTATTATTCATAACTTCCTTATGGACAAGCACATTGTTGTTCCTATGCAGAAGTATCAGAAAGGTAATACTGGCGTTATTGGCGCACATGTCAAATCACCTATTGTGGGCATGCATCCCTGGGTAGTTTCATTTGACTTGGCTTCTCTGTATCCATCTCTCATTATGTCATATAACATCTCACCAGATACATTTGCTGGCATGATGTCTCTTACTCAATCTCATGAAGAGAAGGTTGATCAATGGCTTGAAGAATTGCCTGATGAGATTGCTCAGAAGCTAGATCAAAACAACGTATCCATGGCTGCTAATGGTGCGATGTTCCGTAAAGATAAGCAGGGGTTCCTTTCTGTATTGATGGAACAGCTATTTGAAAAGCGTAAGGTGTACAAGAAGAAGATGCTTGACACCAAGAAAGAATACGAAAGGACGAAAGATGGAAGTCTTAAAAACGATATTTCCAAATATGATAATCTCCAGCTTGCAGCAAAAGTCAAGCTCAACTCAGCCTACGGAGCACTCGCAAACGAAGGATTTAGATTCTTCGACAGACGATTTGCAGAAGCCATCACCCTCTCAGGGCAGCTTACTATTCGATGGGCTGAGACAGTTATCAACCGATTTATCAACTCCCAACTTGGTACAAGTGATCGCGATTATATTATTGCTAGCGATACCGATTCTCTTTATATCAATATGGCAGGCATTGTCGATAGTTCCGGTCTAAAAGATACAAAACAGATTGTCGACTATCTAGATCAGTTCTGCGAGAAGCAAATGCAGCCTGTACTGGATGCTGCTTATAAAGAGCTAGCTGACCGCATGCGCTGTCATAAGCAGGCTCTTTATATGAAGCGAGAGTCTATTTCTGAACGCGGCATCTTCCTCGCAAAGAAGCGTTATGCTCTCAAGATGTGGGATAACGAAGGTGTTCGTTATTCGCCTGCTGAATTGAAGATGATGGGTGTCGAAGCTATTCGTTCATCTACTCCAACAGCATGTCGAGAAGCTATTAAAGAGACTCTTAACCTTATCCTCAATGAGAATGAGGAGACAGTTCAGAAGTATATCGCAGACTTTAAGAAGAAGTTCTTCTCACTTCCGTTTGAAGATATTGCTCGTAATAGTTCACTAGGTGCTCTCGATGATTATGAAACTAGTACTGGTGATTCTAGATTAGGTACTCCTAATCATGTTAAGGGCGCTATTCTCTACAATAATCTTCTGAAGAAGCATAAACTCAAAGGTAAGTACAATATGATCTATCGTAAAGACAAGATCAAATATGTTTACCTTAAGGATCCTAATCCAACGTTTATTAATGTAATTGCTACACCTGGACCTTTGCCATCTCAGTTTGGTTTAGACAACTATATCGATAAACAGAAACAATTTGATAAGACTTATATGGAACCTATCAAAGGTATTCTCGAAAAAATTGGTTGGGAAACAGAACAACGCAATAAGGTTTCATCTTTTTTTGGGTAGAGAATCTAACTGCTTGATATCTAACAAAACATTGTTTCCTTGAGAATCAATGGGTTAGGTTAACTCCTTGTTTTCCATGGAAACTTGGTAGTGGCCTTCTTGTGCAACAGGCATTATATTATATAATGTAGGGTCGTGGCAGCACGATTTTACATTGCTCTTTCTCAAACAATGAGGTTACCATGCTAAATGGAATCGCACGTTTTGTTGCGATTAGCTTGTCTATTGCAGCTGGATCTATTTCCGTATTAGGTTTGGCCGCGATATTCTCTGGTGCATATTGGTATGTTATTGTCGTTGCTTCTCTTTTAGAGATTGCAAAGGTAGTAACTGCAGCATGGCTCGAACGTAACTGGATTACGGTTTCAGGTAAACTGAAAACCTATCTAGTCATTGCTACCACCGTATTGATGCTGATTACATCTCTCGGCATTTATGGGTTCTTCTCTCGCGCCCATTTGGAGCAACAGGTTCAGCTAAGCACTGGCGAAACTTCTCAAATTCCGCTTATCCAGTCAAAAATCGATTCTCAGAAATCGGTTGCGGCTGATCTCGATAAGCAGATTTCACTGATAGATAATGCTCTATCAGCTATGACCGAGAAGGGCAGGGCGAGTGATGCACGTCAAGCACTTATTGAAGCTGCGAAGCAACGTAAGGAACGCGACGTGCTGGTTGCAAAGAAAGAGGAGGTTGTTAACAAACTCATCCCTCTCCAAGCCGAAAAGGCGCGACTGGAGAACGTTGTTAAGCGCAACGAAGTTGAAGTTGGCCCCCTCAAGTATATTGCAGCCTTCTTTGGCGATGAAAATAGCGAAGCTACCCTAGAAAAGGCGGTGCGCTATTTGATTCTGGTGATTGTTGCTGTGTTCGATCCACTTGCAATTGCTTTGTTGCTCGCTTCGAATCACAAACAAAAACGTCCAACTGTTAAGGTCCTCCGCACCCGCAATCCGGTAGATGGCAAGAAAATTGCAATTTATCGAGCGAAGGGTAAGACCTACTACTGGACTCCAAAGAAAAAAGAGCGTAAGCAAGCCGTACTCAATATCACGATTCCGAAATTTCTGAGGTCGAATCGTAAGGCTAGCTAGAGATCAACCCCGGTGGTATCAAACACCGGGGTTTTTCTTGTTTTGAGGCCCGATAAATACTATAATCATTATGTAAGAGGTAGCTCCTCTTGTAAAATACAACAGCATTTTTAAAGGATATTACATGAACAAACTGCTAGCTAAAATGCTAGACGCAGGTTCTCTCCCTTCGTCTGCTCTCGATGAATCTATTTTCTTCAACGAGAAAGAAGCTATTCCTACTGAACTCCCAATTCTAAACGTTGCATTCTCTGGTCGTCTTACTGGTGGTTTGACGAGCGGACTATCTGTGTTTGCAGGTGAATCAAAGTCATTCAAGACTATGTTGGCTCTCTACTGTATGAAAGCATACTTCGACAAGTACGAGGATTCTGTTGCAGTATTCTATGACTCTGAGTTTGGTACTCCTCCTGGTTATCTCAAGCAATTTGGGCTTGATCTCTCTCGTATTATTCACGTACCTATTATGCATATCGAAGCACTTAAGTTCGATTTGACTAAGCGTCTTGAGTCAATTGATCGTGGTGAAAAGGTATTCATTATGGTTGACTCTCTAGGCAACCTAGCATCCAAGAAGGAAACTGAAGATGCTATGTCTGAAAAGAGTGTGGCAGACATGTCGAGAGCCAAAGCTATTAAGTCTCTCTTCCGTATCATCACGCCATATCTGACTACCAAGAATCTTCCTTGTATTATGATTAACCACATCTACAAGGAAATCGGAATGTTCCCCAAGAACATTGTAGCAGGCGGTACTGGTATTATGTACTCAGCCAATCAGGTGTTTATTATCACCAAGGCTCAGGAAAAGGACTCTGCTACAGATAAGGAGATTGCAGGATATCGATTCACAATCAATATCGAGAAGTCTCGCTTTGTAAAGGAAAAGAGTAAACTTCCTTTTATTGTTCGTTATGACTCTGGCATTCAGAAGTATTCTGGTCTTTGGGACCTTGCTGTTGAGGCTGGTATCCTCAAGCAAGTAACCAAACAGTCTTATGAAGTTGACGGTGTAAAAAGAAAGACGTCAGAATGGGAAGAAGATGTTGATTTCTGGGAAGATTTAATCCATAATAAGGCATTCAGTGACTACGTAAGTAGTAAGTATATGCTTTCAATGGAGAACAATTTGAACGATGACGACGAATGATAGATACGCCATTACATATGGACACGATGAAATTGGGTTGAGGGCTGCAAAATGCCTTCAACCTGGCCTTTGTACTTGTGAAGTAGATATGAGCTCAGCACCCAGATGCGGGTATACTGCAGAAGAAGCCAAGCGATATATTATTGAATACTACAAGCGCCGTGTTGCATATCTTGAGAAACAAAGTATAGAAGACTTCTTACACGATAGCGGATTTTACACTTGATCGAACATACCATACTTTCAAACCTTGTACATAATGATAAGTATACAAGGAACGTTCTACCATTTATCAAAGCAGAGTATTTTACAGACACTACAGATAGACTTGTCTTTAATCACATAACACAGTTTGTAGAAAAGTATAATGCTCTCCCCACCAAGGAAGCTTTGTATATTGAACTATCAAATGATAAGAGCTTAAACGAGAAACAATTTGAGTCAGCTCGTACTCTTATCTCTCAGCTAGATCCAACTGAGAATACTAGTGAGCAGTGGCTCATGGACCAGTCGGAAGCTTTCTGTCAAAGCAAAGCTATTTACAATGCTATTCATAAGGTGATTGCAATCTATGACAAAAAGCTTACCGAAGCGGCTGGCCGCATTCCTCAGCTATTACAAGATGCAATTTCCGTATCTTTTGATAGTACTGTTGGTCATGATTTTGTTAATGACTCGGATCAACGTTATGACTCTTATTCCCGTGTAGAAAAGAGAATCTCTACTGGCCTGCACTTTGTTGATCTAATCACCAAAGGTGGCTTCCCCAGAAAAACGTTTAACGTGTTTATCGGCCCTACTGGTGCTGGTAAGACTCTTTGCATGTGCTCTGTGGCAGCTAACATGCTTATGCTGGGTTATAACGTACTTTACATTACCCTGGAAATGGCAGAAGATCAGATCGGTAAACGAATCGATCAGAATCTTATGGACATGACTGAAGAAGATCTTATCTTCTTGGGTAAGGATAAGTACAAGAAGAAGATGGATGAACTTAAGAAGACCATGACAGGTCGTCTGAAGATCAAAGAATATCCAACTTCATCTGCTCACGTAGGTCATTTTAGACATCTGCTGAATGATTTAAAGCTTAAGCAGAAGTTTATTCCAGACGTTATCTTTGTAGACTATGTTAACATTTGTGCTTCTAACCGTATGAAGCTTTCAGGCGATAGCTATGGTTATATCAAAGCTATTGCAGAAGAGCTTCGTGGTCTTTGTGTCGAAGAAAACGTTTGCATGATTACTGCTACACAGTCTAATCGTGATTCAATCTCTGCATCAGATTTCGATCTGAGAAATACTTCAGAGTCTATTGGTCTGCCAATGACTGCTGACTTTATGCTTGCTATTATCGTCACAGAAGAACTTGACGAACTTAATCAAATTATGTTTAAACAGCTAAAGAATAGATATTCAGACCCATCCAAGAATCGAAGATTTGTTGTGGGTGTTGATAAGGCTAAGATGAAGCTGTATGATGTGGAACAATCAGCTCAGGAAGGTTTGCTAGATGGTCCTGAAGCTGATAAGCCACTTATGGATAAAACTAGGTTTGGTCAGGAGGATGATGAAAGAAGCAACAAGCAATTTGGCAATAATAAATTTAAAGGCTTTAGATAGGACACTACACTTTTGCATAAATACTCCTATACAACGTAGGAGGCATAAATGCAAAAGTATGGGTTTACTTATATTTGGTTTGATAAAAAACACAAACGCTTTTATATAGGTTGTCATTGGGGCACAGAAGATGACGGGTATATTTGCTCATCTAATTGGATGAGAGATGCATATAGACGTCGCCCAGAAGACTTTAAGCGTCGTATCATACAAAAAGGATTTGTTGATAGAACTGATTTGCATGAAGCAGAGTTTAAATTGCTTTCAAAAATTAAAGATGATGAGCTTGGTGTCAGGTATTATAATGTTCGCAAATGTCACTTCAGTCATTGGACAACAAAAAGCAATGCAAAGAAAATTGCAAAGCGCTGTGCGTGGCAAGTTGGCCTTCCTTCTGAACAACAACCTCGTTTTGGCAAACCTTGTCTTGAAGAGACAAGAAAAAAGATTAGTGAAAAATTGAAAGGAAGAAAATGGCCAGAAGGGTCTCGAAAAAAGAGAAGAAAGCACAAACGAGGAAAATACAAAACTTACAGAGGCGTTGCTAGATGATAGAAGAGATTGAATTACAATTTGATGTATCATTGAACACTATGATGATTAGGTATGCGCAGTTACAGACAGCTCATCAACATCTTATTGATTCAGCGTTTGAAGATAATGTACGTTTGTTCTTGCTAGACAATTTGCGCGCAGAACTTGAGCATATTAGAGTGATTTTGAACAAGGAGATTCCAAATGAAATCAAAGCCCGTGAAGACACAGCAGCAGGGTAATTACTTTGTTCGAAAGAGCAAGAGAGGCTTCGAAGTAGTAGAAAAGCCTACAGATCTTGTAGTTAAAATCTGCAAAGATCACGTTACAGCCACCAGTTTTAAGGTGATGCTTAACAAGTTTCGAGCTGGATTCCAAGGTTTTACACCACCATTCTTTGCAGAAAAGGGCGCTTAACAGCGCCCTTTCTTTTTAGATAAATACTATATTCGTTAACTATAAGAATCTATTGCAAGGATCCAATGAAAACATTTGCTACTTTTGTCGTAGAAGAAACTGCTTCTGCTAATCCAACCTTCGAAGATCTAAAGCCAACTCGTGTTGATAGACACTGGAATCGTTATGTTACTCCCAAAAAGAAAAATGGAGGGGATGCAAAGTTCCAGTTAGCGCGAGATGTACCAGCAGCTGGTTTTAAAGCTGGTGATACAGTGCGTATTGCAAGCAAATCTCCAACTTGGAAGCCCTTAAAGGTCGGCGGAAAAGAGAAGCCTGTAGCTCACGTAACTGTTCAGCATCCTGAAACAGGAAAGAAAGCTACGATTAGAATGAGCCATCTGCACAGCGAACCAGGTAAAAAGATTGGTCGCTTTAATGATGAGCACGCATTCGTTTCAATGGGTAATTATGCTATGCAACATGGCATATCATCTGCTCATGAAATGCAACAGCATATTGAACACGCCAAGAGCAATCCTAAGCACCCTCTACATTTTGGCAATGTCGGTCATGATAAGTTCTTTGGCGCAACAAAGAACGCCAAGTCTGAATCATCATATTATAACGAAATGCATGATGTAACAGGCACCATCGAAGCTATGGCAAATCATCCTTCATTCAAAAAGCATTGGCATTCTGGTTCAAGCCTTAATCAGATGGGCGCATCTTCATATAAAGTTCATGACGAATTTGATGGTAAAACTCGTACTGTTACAAGCAAAGCTGACGTTGCTCATTTTGTTTCTAATGGTAAAAAAATTGGTACTATTTCCTTGAAGCATGGCCCTGCACAGGCAATGTCTGGCGGCGCGGCAGATACTACTCGAGTATATCACCACGCTATTAAGAGCTTGGGTGTATCAGATGATCATCCTCTTCATAAGCATGTTAAGAAGCTACAAAAGCTACTTTCAAGACCTAATCATTCTAAAGAAGATTTTGGTGAAATTAATAAGCATATCGATAAGATGCACGCATCCCACCCCGGTCTTGGCCAAGCTGTTTACAACACAGCTATGAAAGGCCCTTATCTTCCTAAAGAAGGTCAAGCACAATTTGTTGCTGCAACACCAATGAGATCAGAAGCTGCTAGAAGACTTAAGAAGCCTCTTGCACCTTCGTTTGTTGGAACAACTGAGAAGTATGTTGAGCATATTCATAAAAAGGGCAAAGGTGCAATTCCAAAAGCATGGCCCGGCAAGACCTCATCAATGGTAGAGAAGGGTGAACCTTCTGTACGTCTAACAACACCAGGGTAATGATGATCAAGTTTAAAACATTGCTTGAATCTTGGCAGCTTAAGCCAGACAAAGGTGTTCCTCATATTGAGCACGTACATCATCTTCAAAAGGATGATACGCATCGTGCTGCGCAATTCTCTCTGGATGTATTGCACGATGTGCATAACCGTTTGCAGGGAAAGCCAGGTAACCCAGAAATGCGTTATACTGGCAAAGTTGATGACAGAATGTCAACCAAAGTTGCAAAGGTAAATGGCAAGGTATCAGTAGGATACAAAGGACACTCAGCTCCTATGTTATCTTCACAAGCTGATATCGATAAGCATTATAATGATAAGCCTCATGTTCATGGCGCTCTATCTCATTTACTACAACATGCGCATAAGATTATTCCTCACGATGAAAATAATGTACAATATCAGGTTGGCCTAATTCATTCTGGCGATTCATCTGCTATCTCCAAAAGAGAAGGTGGGTCTGTAACACCCAATACAATCACTTATAAGTACAAGTCACCCAAGCAAACTGCCAAGATTGGCGTATCTGTAATCTCCAAAACTCATCTGGACCATACTGGTGCACAGAAGTCAATGACCCAGAACTTTGACATCTCTAAGCATAATACACATCCAGATGTAGAGGTGATGGATAATAAAATTGACTTTACAAAAGCTTCTGCAGCATATCATCCAGCTCATCAAGCACAATTTGAAAAGCATTTTAATCAAGCATCAGCTATTCATGCTGACATGAGTAAGAATGGCCATTATGATCATTTGGCCGGCCACCATGAACATATGCAAGCGTATCTCAATTCTCATATTAGAAGCGGAACTGAGGCTCCTTCCGATCATGTTGCTGGTTATAAGAATTATCTAAGCAGCCAAGGTGAAAAAGAAGCAGCTAAATTAAAAAGACCAGCTTCCCAAGCCGTTAAGCGTACTGCTTTTAACAATATGTCTTCGCATGTTGATCAGCACAAAGAAGCATTTTCTAATGCATTTAATTTGATGCACCATCTTAAGTCTGCTTCACAATCAATGGGAAGAGCATTATCACACGCAACGTTCCCAACGGTTGAACAGTCTATTAATGGAAAGAAAGTTCAGGGTGAAGGTATGGTTGTATCGAGAGATAATCATAAGACTGGTGCAATGGAAACAATGAAGATGGTACCACACGAATTTACTGCTGCTAACTTTGCTAGATCAGCTGCATTTAAGAAGAAGTAATATGCTAAGATTTTTAAAATTCTTTTTTACAGAAAGTGCAAAAGGTGGTGTAGTTACTACCTTTATGAAAGCTCGTATTCCTACACTTGCGCATAAAGGTGTAGTTGATTCTATGAAAGACTTTGCTGCAAAAAATAAGATGTCTTCTGTTGTTAAGCTTTCTGGTACTAATCAACCTCTTTCTGGTGAACAAAAGAAAGCACATGCTGAACGCCTATTTCAACACCCAGTTGAATTAGCTGATAAGAGCACAGGCTCGTTTGTTTCACATCTACAAAATCTAGCTTCTAGAGGTCATACAGAAGCTCATGTGTTTGTAGGATCAGACCGCGCGCATGAAATTCAGCGTATTGCTGATCATCATAATTTGAATAATAATGCTGGGTATATTGATAAAAAAGGTAACAAAGCGTTTCAATTCCCAGGTGGTATTCATGTTCATCAATTTGGATCCGATCGTCTTGATCTTGATCATCCTAATAGCCCTGAAGAGCACAAAGTAAGTAAAATTCATCCTACCAAGATGAATCCTGACCAAATTAAACGTTCTACATCTGCAACTAGGCTTCAAAACTTGGCTTCTGCAGGTGATTATCATGGCTTTAAAGCATATCACCCAGGTGTTGATGAGAAGCATGTTAAAGGCTTATACAACGATATTCGTAAAGGCCTCTCTAGCTCCAAGTAATTATAAATAAGATAAAACACCAAACTGGAGGATCCATGCAGGTAGTTAAGATAACTAACACTGAAATTACGCTGTCAGCCACAGCTAATAACATTTATAGTGCAAAGTGTGTATTGCTTGTTAATGCAAATACAACAACTAAGCACGTTATTACACAAGCTTATGCAAATGCCAACGTTATTTCTACATTCACAATTGCACCATTCGAATCACGCGCTGTTGTAAAGGGCCCTACTGATACCTTTAAGGTCGACGCTGGTTCTGACGTAGGTGCTGTTCCTATTACATTCTCTTACTAATATGGAAACAGAAAATCCATTCATTAGAGTTGGTGGAAAGAAGAAAGCGAAGAAGACTGATATGGGTATTGTTCCAACAAATTCAAGCGCAGCAACAAATTCAAATGCTATGGCAGAAGATAAGAATTGCAAGCGCGTTAAGAAGATTAAATCAATTGTAGAAGCTCGTAATCAATTTAGAGCAGCTGGGGCAGGTGGAGCTAGAGGCGGCGGTGTTATCCGTAAAGGATCAAAAGGAACTCGCAAGTCTCCTGTTACAATGCAGAAGAAAGCTATTTCTCAAGTATCGCAGACTGTTCGCAAAGCTGGTATTGGTCAAAAGCAGGCTGCAGCCATTGCAATTGCAAAGCAGAGAGCTCAGGGCAATATTGCACAGGCCCGTCAAAAGAATTCACAATATAGAGTTAATTAATGGATCAGTTGGCCAACCAGCTTAAGAAGGTATTAGCAAGTACCTTCTCAATGTATTTGAAAGCACATAATTTTCATTGGAATGTAGAGGGTCGCTGCTTTGCATCTGATCATGCATTCTTTGATTCTTTGTATAATGAGCTGTGGGGCGCTATTGATCCTATTGCTGAACATATTAGAGCTATCGGTGCATATTCACCAGGCGGGCTTAAACGCTTTACAGAATTAACATCTGTAGAAGATGCTCCACCTGAGATATTAAATGCAGCTGAAATGTATGTTGTGTTGTTGAAAGATAATACTACAGTCATGACAGAGCTAACTGCAGCATATAAATTAGCAGAAGCAGCTGGACAAGCAGGGCTGGCAAACTTCCTGCAGGATAGAATCGATATACATGCTAAACACGGCTGGATGCTAAAAAGCGTAACCAAATGATAAAAATGCTTTCATACCTAAGAGGAAGATTAGCCAAGCTTAAGTCTGATCCACAGGCATGGCAGCATCACCGTAATATGCAAAAGATAAGACAAAGAATTCAGGATACAGAATAATGGCTTCGTTTCTAACATTGGTGTCGCGTTATCTTGGCAAGAAGAAGAAGTTTGTCGAGAAGCAAAAGGTAACTGCCGAGAAAGACAAGAAAAAGAAAGCAAAGCAATTTGCTGCTGATTATCCTTCTCACGACAAGCAATTAAAGTCATGGGAAAAGACCTATGGTGAAAAGAAGCAAAAGGCTGATGCTAAGTTTGAAGGTGAACGTAAGAAGCGAGTAATGAAAGCACGTGCAATGGGCCCTGCTCTTCGTAAGAAGAAGTATCGTTCAGCATCTGTTTATATGGTCAAAGATCCTTTTACCAAGCCACCTACAAAGCCTAGAGGCGCTGGCAAGACGACATATCTTACCAAGAAAGCTAAGAAGAAAAACGATTTTATCACGAAAATGAATGCTCCAATTAAAGAAGAGCTATTAAAGGAATCCACCAGAATGGCCATGCCTCCAATTAGAGGAATATCTCAAAGTCTGATCGATGCAGTAAAGCAGGCTCAGACAAATCAGCCCGCATCCATCGATAAACCACTTGATATGTCCCTTAAGGGAGTAGATAATAAGCAGTCGATCAAGGAAAGCCATCCTTCTGATGCTCATTTCATCAAGCAACAAATTGATGGCCATCGTAAAGCTGCAGCCGAAGCTAAGAAGCGTGGTGACCATCACCGTGCCATGGCTCACGAACAGCAAGCTCGTGACTATGAACAGCATGGTATGAGTGGTTCTAGATTTGAAACATCGTCTGGTTTAAAATATGAGGAAGTGAACATGGAAGATACTGTGACAGAAGGTGCAAAGAAGATTAAGCTTACTCCTGGTATGAAGCCCAAGGATTTCAAAGCAGCAAAAACTGCTATGAAGCAAAAAGTTGTGGCAAAGGCTAAGAAGGCCGCAGCCAAAAAGAAAGCTGCTCCTTCTATGCCCAAGGTTTCATCTGCACCAGAAGCAAAGCCTGAGGAAGAAGACGATAAGATGCTATCGCGCTTGCTTAAGGGCAAGCTAAAGCATGGTGATCATCCTCACCTTGCAAAAGCTATTGTATCAAAGATCCGCACGACTCATGTAAAAGACCGTGCTGAGATGCAAAAGAAGATTTATCATGCAAAGAGCGGCGAGCTAGATTCTCTGCTTAAATAAGATTAACAATGTGACATATCTAGATTACTAAATACTAGATACCTTTATTATAAGAATAACAAACGAAGGAGCTAGATATGCCATTGTGGAGAGGTACAGACGTAGCAAATAGTGCCCCTATTTTCGCGCCTGCTTATTTTAAAAAAGCGCCTACACGCGCAAACGCAAACCTACTATATGGAAATACAACTGCTAATAACTTGATTGCCGGTATTACCGTTGCAACGCAAGCTATTAACAGCGCCGAAATGCGCGCATACCGCGCAGGTAAAATTGCTCGTCCTGCACATCAAGGCTGGGTAACTAAGAAGACAGGTCAGGGCGGCCGCGCAAATAGAATTCAATATGAAGTTCTAGTTGCAGGTGGAATCGCAACTGACGCTGTTATTGAAGATGGTAATTACGCACTTGTATTTACTGCACAGCCAGCCAACTCAACAGTTAGCGCTTCAAATACAACAGCTAACCAGGGCTTCTTTACAGTTTCTGCCGCTTCAGTACCTACAGGCGCGACGCTTTCATATTACTGGCAGCGTTGGAACGGTTCAGCATTTGCTAACGTAACTGCAAACGCAACATACGCTAACGTTACCGGTACAACTCTTGTAGTATCTGCTAACACACTTGCAACCAATACAGACATTCTACGTTGTATTGTTGCATCTGCTAACGCTGTTATTGCAAACAACGTTGCATCTGTTAACGCATATCTTACCAAGATCGCCTAAGAGTAAGCCATGTCCGACGGTTCAAAAGTCATTTCAGATCTTGCTCCGTTGGCAGCGGCTAACGCAAATACGGAGTTGGTTGTTGTCCTTACTTCAAATGGATCAACCAACTCCTACAACCTTCCTATTGTAAACGCTTTCGCCTTTGTACCTGGTCCATATGCAAATGATGCTGTGGCCAATACAAATGGTGTGGGCGTTAAATCTATCTATTACGATTCAACTGGTGCCCTTCACATAAGACTTACTTAATGATCCTTGAAGACCTGAATGAGTCCAATTTTATATTATATTGTGCTAAGAATTATGATGGTAGATTTTATTCGTCTACCGAAGACTTCTTTAATGACTTGAACAAAATTGGCTACATCAAAAAATTACTTACCAGATATATTGAGAAGGGTGAACTTAAAGAACGCCTAATACTCAATCACATCATTGTACTCAACAACTTGTTTGGCCCAGAAGCCACTACAAGAATTTTATTTCTCAAACTTTCCGATCAATTAAAATATCTAAAACCTTTTTTATTGGCTCTTAACATATTACCACAGTATGTATACAAGGTCAACGGACAAGAGGCTATAAATACTGATCTAATTGAGATGGACCCTGCAATAATCCAAGCCTTGAGGAAGATATGAAGACATTTATTCGATACCTCGAGGAAGAAGTAGCCGCGAATTGCATCGGTGGCGGCCAAATCGCTACCTTTGATCCTGTCATGAAAATCCAAAAATCTATTCAGCGTCGCAAGGATGCTAAGACAGGAAAATAAATGGCATTGACCGAAAAAGATCGTGACCTTCTTATTCATCATGATGAAAAAATTGACAATCTAGAGAAGACCGTTGTAGAACTTAAGCAAGAGCTACGCGAACAGTATGTAACCAAGACAGAATTTAACCCAGTGCAGCGCGCCGTGTATGCTGCAATAGGCTTTATATTGACTGGTTTCTTAGGTGCAGTTTTAACACTTGTTCTTAAGGCACATTAATGTTTGCACACAGAGTAGCTCTCAACACCCTATCTGCAATTTTAGTAGTTGCAATTCTTTATCTCTTGGCATGTCTGGTGGACATGCACGTAACACCTTTCACTGAAACTGTCAAAAGCCTTGACATTATTAATTCAAAAGGTGTTATTGTATCTTCACACCATGATAAACAGATTAATCTAGAAGTACGTAGAGGAGAAACCATCTCTTTCAATGTACGTTATTATACCATGCATAATGCCCAATTGCAAGTAAAACGTTACCTGGTTGGGCCAAATAATGTTCAACGTGAACTATCAGAATATACCGAGTATTTTAGTGTGGCTGGAGACATTAGAGATTCAGTTGTAATGTATCCTATCCCTCATTCTGCTCCTCTGGGTTGTGGATATACTCTATATTCACACGTAGATGTAACCTATCCGTTCAACATCCTAATGCGCATTGCTCCTATTGATAAGAACATTGCACGCGGGTCATCATTCTGTATTACTGAATAAGGTATTGTCATGCAAACAATTCGCTCTTTTTCCAACACTTGTTTTGTAAGAATTTTTCAAGCTGCTGAAAAGCACGAGTTCATCCGATGGGCAGGAGTAGGGATAGTAGTTGCTGTTGTAGTGATGTTTCCGTTCTTAATGCTCCATCATTAAAGGCTTGCATGGTCTCTAATTAGCGCTATAATCACTATGTGGTTTCAAGTAGTATAATTATAATATGGATATTGATGATGTCGTGGGTAGAACAAAAGTATATGAATCTACTGGGTGTACAGCTCGATAGGTTTAAACAAGTAGGTCCTGATCTCTGGAACTTTAGATGTGTCTACTGTGGAGATTCGGATAAAAGCAAGCGTAAGGCAAGAGCTTACGTATTTGAAAAGACTAATAAGTATTTTTATCATTGCCATAATTGTAAAGAGAGTCATCATCTCAATACGTTCATGGCATTTATCAATCCTGACTTATTTGATCAGTATAAGCGAGAGCTTCTACAATATGATCCAAGTAAGGCCAAGATTGAGAAACCAAAACCTGTAAGACTTTCTAACGATACTCTTAAAGAACTGGTAAAGGTGTCAGCGTTGCCACCTAATCATTCTTGCAAGAAGTATGTAGTAAGTCGACAGATTCCAACAACATACCATCATAAGCTTTTCTATACGGATAGCTTTATGAAATGGACCAATACAATGCTGGCGGGAAAGTTCTCTGACTCAGCATTGATCTATGATGGTCCGCGATTGGTAATTCCGTTGTTGGATAAGAACAACAAAATGTTTGGTTTTCAGGGAAGAGCTCTGAATTCTGAGGATCAGATTCGCTATATATCTATCCTGCTTGATGAAGAGAAGCCCAAGCTGTATGGCCTTGATACTGTAGATGTTAATAGGCGTTTCTTCTGTTTGGAAGGTCCATTTGACTCTATGTTTATTGAGAACTCTATAGCATCACTTGGTTCGCGTATGGATACTGCTTTAGAGAAGTGGGATTTTCCAAAAGAGAATTGTGTGATTGTATATGATAATCAGCCGCGTAATTTGGATGTTATCAAGAATATGTTGCATGCTGTAAGGAGAGGGTATAATATATGTGTATGGCCCAACTCACCCGATCATAAAGAAGATATCAACGAACTGATTCTTCGTAAGGTAAGTGGCACTTATGTGAAAACTGAGCTGGTCTTAGCAGCTGGAACGCGCATTCGTCAAACGATCGAACAGCGCGTTTTTTGTGGGCTGGCGGCTGAGCTTGAAATTTCGAAATGGAGAAGAGTGTAATGAGTGGCGGTTTCGCATTATTTTTTGTATTGTTAGGTTTCCTAGCACTTATGGCAATGTGGATTAGAACGCTGCATATCTTTGCAGGTGGTGCTGGTAATTGGCAAAATGTGTTTCGTTGCAAGGGATGTGGAAATACATCGCATTGGAGTCATCAATTTAGGCCGTGTGGCCATTGTGCGTCAATGGATCATCCAGAACAGTTAATTGGACGTGAGCGATTTTTTGGTGGTTGGGATATTAAAGGTGAAGGTGAACATGGCTAAAGAAGATCATGCAGATTTGAAGAACAGATCTACTGTACCGTTTCATGAGATGGTAGATCTTTCAAATCAGCGTAGAATTACAGTAGAGAACAATATGCCGATTACGGCTGCTGAAGCTGCAAAGATTGCTGAATCAGTTTATGCTTTTAATCAGAATGCTTATGACAATGCATTGAGACATGCATATTCTAACATTCGTGCTATGGCGCGCGACGGAAAAAGATATGTTAGCTTGAACACCGGTATTTGGAGCACAGGTGAATCTGATCCTAAGTGTAATGCAACATTTAAAGCTGTTGTTGAACAACTTCAACGAGATGGTTTTATTGTCAAACATTATGCTGGTGGTAAATTTACAGAAATTTCATGGTAATTGATAAACCAGTTAAGAATGTTTACTGCATTGACAAGGAAGATCTAGTCGTGCGTGTCAAATGTGGTGTATGTAAGCAATGCTGGATGTTTGTTCAATCTTATAAAAATTCAAAGAACGGTGGATGTGTCTATGGTGGTCCCTTCAAAGGATACGATAGAAAAGATGTTGAGAAAAGAGAAGCGTGATCTTCTCTTGATTCATGGCGCCTGGTCGTCTCCAACAACTTTTAATTATCTAAAAGAAAAGCTTAAGGGCTGTAAGGCTCTTGGTACATGTACGAGCATAGAATATGATACTAACTCTATGTCTATTGGAAATATTATCGACCAATGTAACAGAGTTCTTGACACTGCAACTCACCCAGTTGTCGTTGTGGGTCACTCTATGGGTGGTATTGTTGCTGTTAATTTGCATGATCATCCGCATGCGGAAAGCATAGTTACAGTTGCTTGTCCTCTATCGGGTCTAAATATTAATAAGTTCTTGCAGGTGCTGATTGCTTATAGAACACCTTCTATTAGCGATATTATGCATATGTCTCCTTTTATTATGCAGACACATTCTCACGAATATACCAAGCCTATTACTTGCCTTGTTACGACAAAGGGCTATAATCCAGCTTGGTATGAGAAGTCTGATGGTGTAGTTTCTGTTTCATCGCAAAAGCGCTGGGTGCCCAACTCAGCGCGTATTCATGAGATACCTTACAATCATCATGAAGTACTGCAGTCAGAAGAATTTTATGAAGTAGTTAGAGACAGGGTATTGAGAAAATGAATATATTGGTGACAAAGTGGAACGGTCAAATTAAGCCAGATGAGACGGTAGTTATTAACACTGATCATATGATCAGAGCCGAGCCGTTTGAACACAACAGTAGAGAATATACACAGATCTTTATGACTGAAGGTCGTTTTGTTACGCCAATAAAAATTATGGAATTTTATAGGATGCTTGAGAACGATGTTTGATTATCAAAAAGTAAAGCTTGTGTGGATTACACCCAAGGCTGATGAAGTTATTTCGTATTGTGCTCGAGTTAGCAATCCAGCTAACCAAGAGAATTATGATACTGCTCCTAAGCTTCTCAAGTACCTAGTCAAGAATAAGCATTGGTCTCCATTTGAAATGGCTTCTATGTGCTTGGAGATTGAGACGACTCGCGATATTGGTAGACAGATTCTACGTCATCGCTCGTTCTCTTTCCAGGAGTTTAGCCAGCGCTATGCTGAAGTGCAAGAGCCATTTGTCAATAGAGAGACAAGATGGCGCGATGAAAAGAATCGTCAAAATTCTATTGATTATGTTCCGGGACTAGACTATCAAAAAGATATTCATGATTATTGGCAAAGAGATCAGCAAGAAGTCCAGCGCCTTGCAAAAGAAGTATATGAATGGGCTATTAATGCAGGCGTTGCCAAGGAACAAGCAAGAGCTATTCTACCTGAAGGTATGACAATGTCTCGTATGTATATGAGCGGTTCAATTCGTTCATGGATCCATTACGTCCAAGTTCGTGAAGAGTTTGGCGTTACCCAAAAAGAACATGTAGATATCGCACGCAAAGCCAAAGCGGTATTAATTGAACAACTACCTCCGCTTGAAGATCTTCTATTTCAGGAAGATATGTTTAATAAGCCGTTTACAAACTAAGAAGAAATTAGGAGCAACTAATGACACTCGATCTATATTCCCAGTACATTCACAAATCAAGATACGCTCGCTTTGTTGATTCAAAAAACAGACGCGAACACTGGGAAGAAACTGTAGATCGTTATATCAATTATATGCAGTCTCATATGCTGGAGAAGTATGGCTTTGATGACGCCAATACCTTTAAGCTCCTAAGAGATGCTATTTTTAATTTTGAAGTAATGCCTTCAATGCGCGCTGTTATGAGCGCTGGTAAGGCACTTGACCGTGATAATGTGGCTGGGTATAACTGTTCCTATCTTCCTGTAGATCATCCTCGTTCATTTGACGAAGCGATGGCTATTCTTATGTCTGGTACTGGTGTCGGCTTTTCTGTAGAGCGTCAGTATGTTAATAAGCTCCCTGAAGTACCTGATGAGCTCCATCATACTGATTCTGTAATTGTAGTTGCTGATTCTAAGGTTGGTTGGGCTTCTTCTCTCAGAGAATTGATCTCTCTTCTATATGCTGGTAAGATTCCTAAGTGGGATACTACCAAGCTAAGACCAGCTGGCGCACGTCTCAAGGTATTTGGTGGACGCTCAAGTGGTCCTGAACCTCTTATCGATCTGTTCAAGTTCATTGTTAATATCTTCAAGAACGCTGTGGGTCGTAAGCTAACTTCGATCGAGTGCCATGACATTATGTGCAAGATCGGTGAAGTAGTTGTGGTAGGTGGTGTTCGTCGTTCTGCTATGATTTCTCTTTCTAATCTTTCTGACGATCGTATGCGTCATGCTAAAGCTGGTTCTTGGTGGGAAGCTTTTGGTCATCGCGCTCTTTCAAATAACAGCGCTGTGTATACCGAGAAGCCTGAAATCGGAACATTTATGGC